GCCCCACCTTGTGTATACTATAGACGTTGCGAATGCATACAGATTAGAAAACAAAGGCTAGCTAGACTTCCGTGATAACGATACCATAAAGAGCTTCAACCTGTTTCTTCTTCAAGATATACATAGGGGTTTTTATGCCCTTAACATCTTCAACAGTAGCAGTTCCATCTTTCCAAAAACAGACAAAATCGCTTAAATATTTAACATTACCTGGTAAATGCCAAGGAGTTTGTCTTAGAAAAAATAACAATTCACCTGATTTCTTAAGTAGTTCAAGATTTCTATAATGCCTAGCCTCTTTTTTTGAGGCAAACTTAATACCATCAATTTCAGTGGGTATTGCTCTAAATTTGTGCCTTATCATCTAAAGGCTAATCTCGAGTTTAATTTGTCTATTCCCCATAGATTTACCCGAGTCCTTTTCTAAATAACTCTTGATATTTTGAAATACCTTGTAGGTTATATGGTTTGCTAATTCATCAGGAAAACCCTCGCATTCTTCATGTTTTTCATGCTCTTCATGTTTAGTTTCTCCCTCCATATTTGATCTCATAAAGTCAAGAAATGGGTGTGTATTAACCGCATCCCTGCCCATATGTGAGAAAGAACTCTTTTGTCTTGGTCTTTTTGTAATAGGTTGATGATCGTCTGATTCTTCTAAAATTGGGTTAATCGTACGAGTATCATGAGGCTTTGCCATTTTAGGAAAACGCTTTATCATGATTTCTTTATGCTCTATTACTTTCGGCAAACTAAAACCATTGGGCTTTAATTTATCTAAAAATGACCCCGTCATGTGTTTTATCTCATTTTCATGAGGCATCATGAATTTTGGGATAGATATCCCATCCACCAACGGGTTATTCTTTTTTTTCTCAATTACTTTGCGCTTTATCGCAAATTCTTTTGCTCCTACCATATCGTCTCCTTTATTGTTGTATTAACTATTCCAATATCCAGGGAATGCTGTACCAGCATTTATGCCAGCCTTACTAGCCTCTTTGGCTAACGCAGTACGTTGGTTTCTAAAATCAGCTGGGCCTAGGATGTGTCCACCACGTTGATCCGCAGGGTATGCATGATTATGCGTCATATCTGACATGCTCTGCGACCACCCGAGTGCATTACCTGGGATTGGGGCATAATAACGATCAGCTTCCGCCTTGCGAGCCATTAATTGATTCCAACGATTTAGGTAGATACCACTCTCAGCTTTCAGTCGTTGCAACTTTTGCGCTTCAGCAGCTCTCTCTCTGTCGTTAGCTCGTTGCAAGCGGTTTCGTTCCTGTTTCTTATTAAATACGCCTAATTGTTTCTGTAAATCACTGATGGTTTTATCTCTAGTGTCTAAATCGCTTACACGAGCAGCATTTTCTTTTTGTAATTCACTATAATTAGTATTTAGACTTGCCAGTTGATCTAAGGAGATATTCCGATCTTGCATTCCGCTAAACACATCGCTTAAAGCTCCACGTCTAGCTTGTCCAGCAATAGCTCCTTTCATATGAGGCCATTCCCAACCTGCTTGGCTTTGATAGTCTTTGTATAAATCTTCGTTTTCAGCTTGCTCATTACCCCATTTAGTAGATCCTAACTTGTTCATATCTCTAACATTACCAAGTACATCACTAAATTCTTTTTGCCCATGTTCGCCATATAGACCTAATTGACGAAGGTTAGAGATTTGTCCTTGATGCCCTAAAGATAATTCGGATTTCATTGAGCCTTGTAACAATTTATTTCTTTCGCCAAATGTAGCCTTTGAAACTTCTCTTGCTCTATCCTCGGCTGCTTGAATATGTTGTGGAGAGCCATATTGATTAGCTCGTACAAATTGATGGCTTATAGCGGCTAAATCTTTTTTTAATTTTTGTTTAGCTTCAGACTCAAGTCCTTCAACCGCACCACGCATTCTTTCAGGGACTGCTGCCATAGCTTGCCCCCCAACGCTTTCATTGCCCATTAATTGTCTGGTTAGTCCTTTGCGTTTATCATAAAGAGTATCTTTATATTTAGGATTCATACCTTCTAAAGTGCTATGAGAAGCTTTTATCTCTGGGGTAAGATCTGCGACTAATTGTCCTGGATATGCAGGCCTATCTTTACCTGTCCATTGATTGGTTGGTGCTGATGTATCTACACCATAAGCTCTTAATCCCTGTAAAGCGTCTCTTCCTGCTTGGTCTTGTATGTCTGGGTTAACTCCCAAGGCAGTATTGCCACGCAAAGGTCCGAGTGATTCTCTTAGCATCTGCATTCTTGTAAAAGGTGCATTTGCTTCTTGATTAAATTGATTTTGTGCCGCTCTATTAACTAAATTTGTATGCCCATGTTTTTGCGCTCCAAATTGTTCAAGCGTTCCAGTTAAGCCTTTTCTACGAGCTTCTTTTTGAGCCTGCAAGCCTTTAAGAGTTCTTACCAGCTGTTCATTACTAGATTGCTCCAAAGTACCACTTGCTCTTCCTATATCACCAAAACTTGATTCCGCTTCGGCTTGTCCTCTTCTAAGATCTCTCCGACCTTTTCCTCTAAATCTATCGACTCTTGGATTGTATGATTCTCTAAATTGGTTGCGTAAAGCACCTAACATTTGGTCTTCGCTAAAAGTTTGCTGCCCACGACCCAACATCCGTAATTGATCTTGTATATTTTGTTGGGAAATGCCTGTATTAGGACGATTTAATACAGTTTCTAATTTTCTAGTATACGGAGCAGGTTTTTTTGCAAAGCCTTCTTTTAAAGTTCTAGCTCTTTGAGTAAGGCTAGACATAGGAGCTATTGTTTGCCCCTTATATACTGGATAACCCAAACCAGAGGCTTTTCTTTGATCTCTGGCTAAAACCATTTCAGCTTCGTTAAAAATTTCTTCAGGTGCTAAATCAGATGCATATCTACTTCCTACTGCCATGAACTTAACCTCTCAAATAGCTTGTTAATGATTTTGCCTTTGGTGGTAATTTATGTACAGAACCACCTCTTTGTTTGCGTATATTTTTTAACGCCTTATCTAATCTTTTTGCTCCAGCTGTATTATTTCCATCTCCTAAATGAGCGACAGCATCAGCTGGTATAACGTATTCACCATCAGAAAGGAGAGCCTTTATTTTATCATCTCGCCCTCCCGTTTCTCCTTGAAAATAACGTCCTGATCCTTCTGGGTATTGCATTTCTTCAGCTTCATACATCATATCAGGAGAGACTTCTCCCCCTTCTTGATAAGGCCTAGCTGTACCAGTATAATTAGGGTCGTTGTAATAACTAAACCACTTACCATGTTTTTTACGTTCTTCTGGGGTATGACTTTTACGATATAGGGGGTCAAGATTACCTAACCGCTCCTCAGGTAAGAATTTTTTCCTAGCTACTCTTCTTTTCATTTGCTCTTCAGCAACTAGTGCATTCTCTTTGGCAGACCTCTCTTCAGGAGTTAACATAAGTGCTTTTTGTAAGCGTTTATGTTCATCCGCTTGTTGCTCTGGTGTTTTTTCTTTCTTTTCTTTCGGACGACCCAGCACGCTAGCAGCAAGACTCCCCATTGATAATAGATTGCTAGGATCCATTAGCCTATCTGTCCAACTCCTAGAGGCAACTTCGGATGCAGCCTTGGTGGCAGCATTAGAGGCAGCCTCTGAGGCAACTGCTTTTGAAGCTGCGCCGCTTCCTGAACTTGCCGCACCAGCCGCACCAGCAGCTCCTTCTCCTCCGAACATATTACCCAGACCTATAGAGGGTAATATAGCATTTTGCGCTCCATAATTACTCAAACTACCGCCAATTCCCGTGGCTCCTACTGCATTTGCTCCACTACCAAGAAGGGCGGCGCCTGTAGGTGCAGCAGCTCCCATCATACCACCTCTAAGAGCAGCTTTTCCTAAATCCTTGCGGCCACGAAACACTGACCCTGTCGCTCCACCTAAAGCTCCACCTATCACTCCACCTATCCCTGGTAGAAGCATATTACCAATAACCACTCCTGCTGCTGGTCCTAGTACACTTTTAAACCATTTCCCTGGGCTGTTGAAAATACCAAATTGCGGTAATCCAGTTTTCTTATTAATTGTCCCACTACCGCCCATTTCCTTTAGCATCATGGCTTCTAGCGGGTTAATATGAGCTAAGACAGTATCTTCACCCTCTCCTTGCTTTCTAATCATCTCAGCTAACATAGGATAAGGACTTTTTTCCTTACTAGCTTTTTTCTTTTTTACTTTTCCACCACCTGCATAAGCTACACTATTCTGACCTGGAATATTAGCAGCAGGCATTGATTGAGAAGGAGGAACAGGATAAGGGATATTATTGTTCATCATATTGGGCAACATCCCACTTTGAGCATACGGCTCTGTGTTTAATGGCATAACTGTATTTTGGTAACCACTATTAAATCTTGTATCAAACATTCCTACCTTCTTTTATTAAATTTCTCATTTACCAGCAAATAGACGACTTTCGCCCATTCTTGCCAATCTGTAAAGTCTTCCTTCCGCTCTCCTTGAAAAAGAGAAAAGGGAGGGGGGACGTTATTTCGTGCAAAAATACCTCTTCCAACTACGAACTGACCCCATTCTTTCCACTTCTGCTCGTCATCTAAAAGAGGAAGATAGGCCTTGGGATAATCGACTACTAACGCACCAGCCCAATCATTCAAAGTTATATATTCTGGCCAAACTACTGCCATTATCGTGCATCCCCCATACCAAGTAATAATATTATCTTGCCAACTTCAAAACCATTTTCTGAGGTGAATGTAAGGCTCATGTTTCGCCCTTGAACTCTCATATCAAGTTTCGGTGTAGTATTTGTAAAAGCCTGAGCTGGGCTTCTAACTATAACGCTTTGAGCATATTCCTGTGTATTGACTATTACAGAAAAATTTATGTTTATAAGGTTTTCTAGATTTACAAAATCAGGTTCTATTCTTTGCAGGTCTATCCATCTATTAATTAATTGAGATGGTTTAGCTCCTTTGTCAACTTTTGGAGGAAACGCTACCCATGAAATTATAGGAGTTGTAAAAGAAGAAACGATTGGATCTATCACTCTAGCAGCAGCACGAACCGCATCTTGTGTAGCTCCCACCTCATGTTTCCAAAGATTGCTCTCTATTAAATCTTGTTCATTCGCAAGGAATCGTCCATAACTACTCATAAAACCAAAATCAGCGGAAAATACACCAGCTGTTCTAGAAATATTGGTATCGTACCAAGTATTTTCTCTCTTGTTGTATACTATGGCTCTTGAGTTCGGTCCTAGGATGCCTCTTACTGGATAAAACCACCATATCTCACCATACTTTGTGTTTTTTACGCCAAAAACTTGTTGACGCCTATCCATATCAATATTGTCATAAAAGTAATTGAGATTTAAGCGGTTATCTAGTTCTTGAACTGTACCGTTATAGACAAAAAACCTATCCGTTCCAGGCCAGAAATATATCCCATCATACTCAACTACGCATTTACTGGATAAAATAGAGGAGCTGTTAGATTGTACATCAACAGTAAAATTATCGTTGCCAGCCAGTCCTGTATTTGCGAACCTTACAACAGAAGATAAAGTCCAAAAAAGAATAGTTGGGCTAAACTCCCCGCCACGAATTGGACTACCATAAATAACTTTATCAGCGGAAATAACATTAGATCCACTACCATTTCCTTCTAAAAAAATAAATGGATTATTTGTTCGGCTGTATTGCACTAAGCCATTAGAGCCGTATAAAAACAGATAAGGTGCGCCAAAGACTAGACCACCAGTGATTAATGGATTGACACCTGCATTAAGCGTCAGTTCAGCTGGGCCAGCATTGGCATTCGCAATGTTTTTTCTATAAAAGATAGGTGGCCCTAAGTTGCTATTTATATTTAATGCATTTCTGGTTCGCATAAATACTCTATAAGAGGCTAATCCTCCAGTATCAACAACGGTTTCAGTATTCCACATATCCTCTGCTTGGGCTATGTAATTGAATAATACATTATTGCTAATAAACGTCCAATTAGGAGCATTAATTTGTGCTCTAATTCCAAGCTCACCACAAATAAAAGTTAAAGACTCCCCTCCAGCTCTCCAAGGAAAAATAGATAAATCAGTAACTCTCTGCATATTAGCAGCTGTACTAGCTCCCTTCATGCCCCCTATTTTTCGTACCTTGCCTCTTTGAAATCTAACCCATTGCCCATCAAGACAATACTCTGATTGAAATTGAGTGCCATCTCTTTGGATGCCTGCGTTATATACTAAAGGATAAAGATTAGAGGCCATTAGTCTTTATCCCTCTTGCTTAATCTATCGGTGTATCTTTCTTTAGTATCCACAAGAAGATCTTTTAAGGCTCTGGCGTATAAAGCTTCAAATGTCGATATACGCTCATCATCTTTTAAGAAGGGTATAGCTTCAAATAGACAGGCATATAAAAGAAGACTTGGATATTTATCGGTAAGAAAATTTACAGGGTTTTCTTGATTGAATAACGGCAAACTTAAATAAATTAGCTCATAATTTAAAGCAAGTGTAGGGGTGGGAGTAATAAAGATCTGCCCCGCCCCTGCATTTGACGTAGGCATACTATAATCTGCATAAAACAAAGGATTACCCCTTGTAGCTGAATTAGGTGAATATGTTTTACAAAACTCATAAGTTCTTGGTAATACGTAATTAGTGATTGGTTGAGCACCGGGAATAATATAGCTAAAACTAATTGTCTCTTTCCAATCTATGGGTTTTGGAATCAAAGGACTATTCTCAGTAAACTCAGGATTACCAGGTACAATTTTCTGAAAGCCAATACTTCTAGCTTCACTATAAATTCTACTAACGCCTTGATTAATAAAATCAGGGATTTGACTTATAAAAAACTGATCCGTTCTATTAGAGTAATCCTCTATTTGTTGGGTTAAAGAGTTGTAATTCATGTTATTTTTCCTCCTTCTGTCTTGGCTTACTTAGAGAATAAGCGGCCGCAGGGATACCAACTTTTGTTAAAATTGATTTTAAACTCTGCTCATTTTTAATGGAACTTACGGGGGTTAAGAGTAATTTAGCAGTATCGGGATCTAGTAATGCCTTCTCTAATAAAGATGTTATCTGTTGTTTTTCATAATCTTTAGCCATGTCATATACTGGCGTTAAATATTTTCCACCTGGAATTTTATTTATTAGTTTCTTGCCTATGGACTGTTTTACTGGATTAGTAAGACCCTCTAAAAGGGTGGTTTGAGATTGCGTATTAGAGCCAACACCCCTCCCCATAGTAGCTACCATGTTACGTCTTTTTAGAATGCCTTTTACATCATCTAAAACCTTGACCTGATCTTTATCAAAAATATATTCAAGCTTTCCTTTATTCTTTTTTAAAAAGTTATTTACTTTATTATACGAAAGATTTTGTTGTCCAGAAGCGTTTATAGAAGAAAGCTCAGAGGTATTTAATAACTTATCGACTACTGAACCTCTTATTATATCCATGGTTTTCTTACTTTTCCCCACTTGAGATACCAAAGCTCTGGTATTATCTAAGCTACCACGCAATATCATGTCGGGAATTTTCTCTGGGGAAGTTAAAAACTCTTGATTAAAAACATCTTTTTTGACAATCTTGCCTAGAAGAGGCTCTTTTTCGATAGCAGAGACTGGTTTGGATAATCGGGCGTAAGCAGATCTTGCTATTTCTTCCTCGGGTATTTGAGCCATATCTTTGAGAAGATTAGATTTTGCTTCTGATAAAACTCGAGCCACTTCATGATTACCAGATTTCTTAGCTGCGCCAATTCTCCCAGAGATGTCTTTTAGAGCGTTAGTTAGCTCAATTGGCACAGGTTTACTCGAAACTTCTTTTTGAAGCTGTAACCGTGCTTTCTGCCCTAAGTTGCTATATAATTTATCAAGATTAGCCACGTCTCTTTTAGATGTAGTATTACTTCTAATAATATCTTCAACATAATTGAGATTCTTTTTTATGTCTCCTTTCGCAAATTCACCTTCTCTTTGTAGAAAAGCTTGCGTGTTTGGAAGATCAACACCTTGTCTTATCTGATTCACTTTCTGATAAAGTGGTTCGGTGACGTCTCCCCTTATTTGTTTCCTGCTTTTTAATTCTTTAGACAAGTAATCCCTAATAGCCTCGCCTTGCTTTTCAGGCTCTAAACCCACTTTAGGAGACAACATATTTAATTGTTTTTTCATGATACTATCAGCAAGAGCTTGTTTTTCTGCAATAGCTGGAATGTTAGGCGATAAGGCTCTATCAAGCCCTGAGATTCCTGTGTTCTGAGCTAATTCAGCGGTAGTTAGCCTTGTATCAAAAGGAGTTGGAGCGTTTAAATTTTTGATTACCTTTTGAATATTTTTCTCACCGACCCGATCTTTTAAAATATCACCAGCTGCACTTGCGATCTGTTTTTTCTGTCCTGCTGTAGTAAATTTATGCAATAAATTACCAGTTCCTTTTACAGACTTTACTGCTGTAGCTGCTGCAAATGGTGAAGCAAATGATGAACCAATATCAGCGACTAGCGGATCAACTCCTCCTTCTTGCAGTACGCCACTTGTTAAGCCAATACCAGCACCTGTAAGAGCACCCTTTAGTGTTCTGCCAGCCTGAGCTGACGTAGAAGCTCCTTTAGCCGCCTTTGCACCCTTGGCGAACAAACCCCCTGGAAGAGCGAACTCTAGACCATGCATAGCTACTCTCTGCGCTCCTGTCGTGGGTTTAGGTTCTAAATCAACCCCTGTTTTAGTATTTATATATTCTTTAACACCCCTAGAAGTTGGAATATTTCGGCTTAAAATATTAATTTCAGGAGTTTCTATTTCTGACCCTGGATATCCCATTAATGCAAACTTTCTCCGCTGTGATTCGGCTTGGCCTCTAGCCAATCCTTCTAATCCTTGAACAGCTAGACCTGGTAAATCAGCAATATCACCCGCTACTTTTAAAGCAGATTTGCCAATTAATGCAGGCCAAGAATCGCCAGTTTCCTCTGGAGAAGACGTTATTTTATACTTATCCCATTTGTTTACAGGGGATTCTTGAGAAGGTTGAATTTTATATTTATCGTATTTATTCATTTTCCCCTATAGGAGTAAAACCATCATTAATAGCTCCCTCAACCTCATTCCTAGGAATGGAATATTGTTCACCGTTTTGATCCTGCATTAATATAGAATTTTGATCAGCTTCGCCTGCGGCATTTTGTAGGTTAGCCGCTTCCATTTCCATTTCGTCTATATCGTTAGCATCAATAGCGATTCCTAAATCAGAACTTAATTGTGCAGCTTTGTAGTAAGTATCCATCTCTTTGGTGATAGACGACATCTTTTCCTTCATGGTTTCAAGGTCGTCATTTTTCATATCAGGGAAATTCGGCTTTAATCGATCGTACATACCCTGACCTAATTTACCACCACCAGCTTTTATAGCTTCTAAAGTGGCGGTTAGATTACCCATCTTTGCGCCCAAATCCTTTCTAGCCGCAGTTTCCTTTTGAAGGTCTTTATTATTACTAAATTTGCCAAAGAAATCCTTCGCTGGATTAGCTAGGCCTGAATAACCCCCGATTGGTTGAAAACTATTCTTCTCGGTCAATCCCTTTAGTTTATCCCAGCTTTTATTTATTTCTTTAACGGCTAAGTAGGTATTACCTGCGCTTTTTTTGAATTTATTAGCCTGCCTCTGTTCTATTTTATCTAAAGGACGGAAAGAGCGACCTTCGATGTTTACTAACCCGTCATCACCCCCAGAGTTTCCAGTACCTCTAGAATTACCCATATTATGATAGCGTACCTGCTCAGCATGCTGTTTTTCAGCCATGCCCCTTCTCCACGCCTTCTCCTCATCTTGCCCAAGTCTTCTATCTTCCGCCGCTTGATGAGCGAGTATTTGATTAGCAATGGCGTTATTTTGAGTAAGCGCAGCATCTTCTGCATTATCATACTCTTGAATTGCTGGTGATAAAGCTCTGCCAAACAAACCTAAATTGTTCAAAAACCCTTTTTGTTTAGGCTGTTGGGCTATATTATTACCAAAAGCTGCCATTGAACGCCTGAAGGCTTTGTCCTGCTGTTTATCAGTCATCCCAAGCGACTCACGTGCGCTTGAGATGGCTCTATTAATACCAGCATCATAAGGATTATAAGCCTGTTGAGGCACTTGAGCTTGTTCCATATCAGGCGTCTGATTTGACTGCTGCTGATTTTCTATATAATTTGCAATCGCTGGATTCATTAATCTACTTCTTTACAGTTGGTTATTCTATCATCGTCTATCTCTAACCTTCCCATTGAACAGGAGGAAAGAGAAAGAGAGATAACGATAAATAATATAATTTTGCTCATGTTTTACCTTTTAAACGGTTGCTATCACAACCCAAGCACCATCAATACGAGCTGTGAGTACATTGTTTGTCGTGTCGTAATACGTAAAGCCATTTACTTCGTTTGCTGCTACTTCAACAGCCGCCTCAGTTCCACTTGGGATTAGAACTGGAGAGCTTCCAGCTACAAGACCTGTTCCAATAGCTGTTGAGCTACTAGTTAGAGTATTCCAAGTGGCGTTTTGGCGAACTTGAAATAAGAGCGTGTCTGTATTGTATATGATAGCTCCATTAGAAGCCGTAATAGCGTCTCTTTGAACCGTAGTTAACTGCGGTGCATAGAAACCATTATTGGTAGTAGCTGAAGATTTTGCGACCACTTCAAGGCCGCCATTGATACGTGTTATTGCTGGGACTGTCATAAAATTCTCTTTTAATTTTTTAAATAAAACTATTAAGATTCTTTTATGGACAAGAATAAGTAACCAGATACGATTTTAAGTTTCGTAGAAACTCAGATTGCTAAGGGTAGTTCATTAAGTCTAGTATAGCTGATGTCTAAATCAACTATTTGTGTGTAGCCGTTAGTAAAACACTCTAGACTATCGACTACACTTGGATTGGCACTATATTCAAGAAAGATTTGTAGCCCTAATCTTGCTATAACGTCTACAGTTTCATGCCCCTCTATCTCAAATTCATTAATGTAATATATCTCAACTGGGGAAATTTGCGTCCTGATTTTTTTTAAATTAAATCGAATATCCTGAACCCCCCTATTACAAACTATTAATCCGTTAACTAATAATGTATTAGCATCAGCCACTAAAATAGTTGTTGGCGTTTCACTTACACTAGCGAAAGGATTACTCGGATAATCTACAAAAATTCCCATAAATTATTTATTCCACCAAGCCGTCATTACTTTCTGGAACTGGAACTATTGCTTTTAATTCCTTTAGTGATACGTCTACTTTATCACAAAGATTTCTTAAAGCTGTACAGCCATTTTTATATTCAGGAAGTGAGGGTGCATTTGCACTAAAAATTTGAGCAGTTAATGATTGAATGAATTGTAAATCAATAGCTAAACTATTAACCATAATGCTTCTTTTTTTTTGCTCTTCTATAAGTGTTTCAATATTATTCATATAATTTCCTATTTATAATTTTGGAATCGTTTCTTCAACTATTACGATAAGCTCATTTACGTAAACTTCTTCTTTTCGACATGTTGCAATAGCTTCTTGAGAAGTTATTATTTGTTCTCTAAGTACGGCTATATTTTGTTCTTGCATAAGAATTGCTTGATCTATACTAAGTTGCAACTGCTCCTCTTGTGCAATTAATCCGTTATAACGAAGCAATTCGTTCTTCAAATATTCTAGTAATTCTTCTTGATTCATTATTTAGATCTCTCTTTTATTATTAATTTTATTATTATAACATAGATTTTTTAATTTGTTGATTTTATGCATTTATAATCATCCAATTCACTGTAGCTGTAGTATCAAGCCCATTCGTTGAATAAACTGTAAAACTTGTCCCATTAATTATTGATCCAACTATTGTTGTACCAACATTCAAAAGAGAAGGTAATGCAGCTCCACTATTTCTAGTTACGAGTACTGTAGATGAAGTAGTGATTGCCCCTGTAGCAACTGTAATCCCAGTAGTACCATCTAGTGTAGCCGTTCCTGAAGTGAGGTTAGTAGTTGCTGTCACTAAAGTACCTGTATGAGAAGACGTTCCACTGGTGAATTTTGGTAATCCACTTGTAACAGAAAATATCCCATCATTGACAACACCAGGAGCTGCTGGAACGGAAGAACTTGTAATATAAATTAATGGAATGCTAGAATTGTCAGTACCTAAATGCAAAGAATAAGCGGGAGATGATTTTCCTATTCCCACAAAGCAGTTTGATCCTAAGACAATAGAGTTAGAACTACCTACTTTTGCATTGTATCCAATAGCTGCGGCATTTGTAAGACCACTAGATAAAGCGTCCGTATCGTAACCTAGAAATAAACAATTAGTATAAGAAAAAAACGACGCTGAGTTGTAACCTAAACCCACGTTGCCTGATCCAGTGTTAGAAAATAAAGATAATTGTCCTACGGCTAGGTTCTGTGATCCAGTCGTGTTAGAATATAAAGATAATTCTCCTACGGCTAGGTTCTGTGATCCAGTCGTGTTAGAAAATAAAGAGGATGCTCCTACGGCTAGGTTGTTAAAGGCAGTTGTGTTAGATCTTAAAGAGGATACTCCTACGGCTAGGTTGTGAAAGCCAGTCGTGTTAGAAAATAAAGAGGATGCTCCTACGGCTAGGTTGTTAAAGCCAGTCGTGTTAGATGTTAAAGAGGATACTCCTACGGCTAGGTTCTGTGATCCAGTCGTGTTAGAATATAAAGAGGATTGTCCTACGGCTAGGTTGTTAAAGGCAGTTGTGTTAGATCTTAAAGAGGATACTCCTACGGCTAGGTTCTGTGATCCAGTCGTGTTAGAATATAAAGATAATTCTCCTACGGCTAGGTTGTTTGATCCAGTCGTGTTAGAAAATAAAGAGGATTGTCCTACGGCTAGGTTCTGTGATCCAGTCGTGTTAGAATATAAAGAGGATGCTCCTACGGCTAGGTTGTTAAAGGCAGTTGTGTTAGATCTTAAAGAGGATTGTCCTACGGCTAGGTTGTTTGAGCCAGTCGTGTTAGAAAATAAAGATAATTGTCCTACGGCTAGGTTCTGTGATCCAGTCGTGTTAGAATATAAAGAGGATTGTCCTACGGCTAGGTTGTTAAAGGCAGTTGTGTTAGATCTTAAAGAGGATTGTCCTACGGCTAGGTTCTGTGATCCAGTCGTGTTAGATGTTAAAGAGGATACTCCTACGGCTAGGTTCTGTGATCCAGTCGTGTTAGAATATAAAGAGAATACTCCTACGGCTAGGTTGTTAAAGGCAGTTGTGTTAGATCTTAAAGAGGATACTCCTACGGCTAGGTTCTGTGATCCAGTCGTGTTAGAATATAAAGAGGATTGTCCTACGGCTAGGTTGTTAAAGCCAGTCGTGTTAGAAAATAAAGATAATTGTCCTACGGCTAGGTTCTGTGATCCAGTCGTGTTAGATGTTAAAGAGGATACTCCTACGGCTAGGTTCTGTGATCCAGTCGTGTTAGATGTTAAAGAATCTCCTCCAATACTAACATTATTAACACCGCTCATGGTATTATTACCTGCATTAGTTCCAGCAAAAAAATTATTAGTTGTTGAATAGGTATCTATAAAATAAGTAGGATTTCCTGGATAATAAATAGTTGTAGCGTCTATTCCGCTATCTTTAAGAGCTTTACCTGTAGCATCTGAAAAACTAGCTATATTATTTAATGTAGAGCTACCCGCCCCAAATACATCTCCTACTTCCTTCCAACTCAAATTATCACGTAAGTTAAATTTATTGGTGTCAATATTATATAAAATCATGCCTGGAGTTGGAAAGAAATCTACATCGTCTCTTTCCGCTGTTGTTAACCTAGATAATAATAAAGCACCTGTTGTCGTTTGTAACTCAACTAACGCTGACGGCGTAGTAGAGGAGCTAGGCAGTCCGCCTGTAAATAAAGAGGAAACTTGAGAATCTAACCCAAAGTCATTTACTATAAATTCGACTGGCATTAATCCATCAACGAAAATCAACCCTATGTCATTAACAAACTTTAAGTGTCCTAAATTACCTATCTCATTAATATCAACTAACGGGGCTTTTACTTTCTTGGTTCTAAATTTGTTCGCAAGTAGTAAGGCTGGCACTCGAGTAATAGATACACCGCTGTCTTCTATTTCTGAGCCAGCAGTATTGGAAAAGGTTGCTATATTGTCGACAACAGAAAAATTAGGACCACTTACGTCTCCCTCACTTGTATTAATAATTTCCCAGTCATTCTGTTCATAAATTTGAAAATTATCGTCGGTAGTATTATATACAATTGCCCCATTTTTAAGCGCATTTTGCGGTATTTTATCTATTTGTTCTTGCGTTAACTCAGGAGTGTAAAGTCCGTTGTTTGTGTTGGTAGGGCTTTCCTTGATTACTACGCTTGAAAAGGTTGTTATTGGTGCTTTTGGCATAAAATTATTCCTAGGATTTTTTAATAAATCTGAAATTCTTTTATGGACAAGAACTATATAACCAAAGATACGATTTTAAGTTTCGTAGAAACTATTGAATTATTACTAGTATAGCACATCTTTCTATTCTACAATAATATTATACTAAAGTGTGCTTACTACAAAATTCATGTTATTGGCGGTAAAATCACGATTATTAGCACCGCACGTAACCCATATCTCAACATAATCATTAGTTACTAACGAAGTTAAACAAGATACAGCAACGCTATTAGGGCTAGAACTAGAAGAACTTGAGATCGGTGCGCTAATATTTAAGGGGGTACTTATAGCATTTTTAGATATTACTAAGCTTACAACTGTTCCGCCACCCGATAAAATATAATCTAAATTAACATTTATAGAGACATTAATTGGATCGACTCCAGTATATTGCATTCTATTTGAAGTCAATACAAACAAATTACTAATACCTGAGGTAGTCGCTGCTATAACCTTAACGTAAGTACCTGAAGTAGTAAGCGTTGTTATAGCAACATTTGATGATATATATATATAACCATAAGCATTAGACTCCCAGCTAGGTAATGCCGAAGACCCATTTGATTTAAGACGCGCCCCTGTAGTTCCTGTCCCTGCATTTTGAAAATTATTTGTTGCTAAAGTTCCACCGCATAAAATTCCGTAAGCCGTTGTGCTAGCTACCCCCGTCCCTCCATTAACTACATTCACTTGACCTGTTAAATTAGCTATTAGACTTCCAACTCCAGCGCTCCAACTTATATTAGTACCATTAGTCGGAACGGCTGATACTGGATTGGCTCCTGTCGAACCGATTAATAACTGGCCATCAGTAAGAGTTTGTGAAGTAATAGAATTTAATGTTGCACCTATTAAGACAGAGCCTTGCGTTACGCTTTGAGTAGCGATATTTGTTAACCCTAAATTGGTTCTCGCAGTAGCTGCATTTGCTAAATCAAATAAATTGTTTGTAGCCAATAAAGGAGTGTTTCCATTTGACGCTGCTGTAAGTCGTCCTTGAGAATTTACCGTAAAACTTGCGTATGTATAAGAGCCAGACGTTACTGCTGTATTAGCTATAGTCGTTATTATATTCGTACCAACATTTCCCGCACCTGTAACATCTTCTGTTAGCGTAACGACACCGCTTGCTAGAGAGTCTGCATAACCTTTTGTAACAGCATCCGTTGCTATCATAGGAGTTGCTAAATTAGTAATTTTATTATTACCTAAATTGAGATTACTTGATATGGGGGCAAAAATATTAATGCCTCCATTTGCCGTATAAGTTATAATATCAATACCAGTAGACTGGGAATTCACAAAACTTTGAAGAGTTAAAGATCCATGCGTATCGGTATCAGTCGTTGTATGTGTCCATCTAAAACCAGATAACATATTGTTTCTATATTCCATATCAAATTGAGCTGGAATACCAAGGCTAGGAATGAAGCTATTAGTTATCTGCAAGGCAGATAGTTGTTGTGTATAATTAAATTGTTGCGTAGCTCCTAAAATATTTAGAATAGGGTTAATCCCTGCTACAGTTATAACGCTCATTGGCATAATATTACTCCCATTTTATTTCAACATTATCATTAAGTAAATCCCAAACCCATTTAGCACTAACGGCGTCAAAATCCGCACTGGGAGAAGGAGCTAAATTTTGTATTCTACCTCCTGTAATATTAAGATTCGAGTTTATTACAGTGGTAGTTTTTCCTGAAGCACCAGCAGCACCAGCAGCACCAGTTAAGCCATTATCGCCTATTGCTCCAGGAGCCCCCGTTGAGCCAGTGCGTCCTGCATCACCTGCATCACCTTTTTCTCCCTTTCCGCCTCCTAAAGCAGAAATAGCAGCAGCAATAGCTGATAGTGCGGCAGCTGCGGCAGATGCTGCAGCTGCTGCTGCTGACCCACTAGCGTTAGCTGCTGCTGCAGAAGCTTCTGCGGCTAACGCTTCTAATTGAGCAATAGAAAAACCACTATTTTTGAGCAATCTACCAGTTATACCATCCCATAATGCAACAGTATCAGCCAGCGAGACTATTGGACCTTTGACAAAATTAGAACTTTCGACGGGGCGATTAATTGCATTACCCACCCATATATTATTTTCTGTTAGTTCTGGTAAATTCCCTATAGCTATAGTCGAAGTAGGAGTTGGACGATTCATTGCATCACCTAACCATATATTATTTTCAGCAAGGTCTGGTAAATTCCCTATAGCTATAGTCGAAGTAGGAGTTGGACGATTCATTGCATCACCTAACCATATATTATTTTCAGCAAGGTCTGGTAAATTCCCTATAGCTATAGTCGAAGTAGGAGTTGGGCGATTCATTGCATCACCTATCCATATATTATTTTCAGCAAGGTCTGGTAAATTCCCTATAGCTATAGTCGAAGTAGGAGTTGGGCGATTCATTGCATCACCTATCCATATATTATTTTCAGCAAGGTCTGGTAGTGATTCAATAGGGATAATAATAAAAGTGCTTACAACTCCAACTGTATTAAATATAAAACCATTAGGTAAGGAATTTAATACTTGAGCATTAGGTAATTTAGCATTAGGTACCCCTATAATATATGATGCAGAAGATGCTATATCAAAATCACCCCTTAAATTGATTAAATCCAATCTTAAATCAATTAAATCGGGAGCAGGAACAGCAATACCTGAAGTGTTCCCAACTAATACATAATTCTCAGTAGCGAGTATTCTACCAGTTACTGGCGAAATAAAATTATGTAATACATCAAATCCTCTTATCATGCGCTCAAATGACCTATAAATGTAGTTATATTATCTAAATCATTGCTATAATAATCAGCAGCAGTATCTGCGTAATATGTAAGTATACTATCATCAGTATTATCAAGCTCTGTATCTAAAGCGGGGTCTAAAACTGGCTGAAAACGATAATAAAATAATTTAGATAATGTGTATTGAGACTCTAAAAACAAACTTTTAGCAACGCCTTCTTGTCCTCCTGCAGAAGCCACGTCAAATAATCCAAATAAATTAGTAATACTAACTAAAGGATCTTGATCTGCTGCTAGACCACTTGGTGTAGGGTCATCAAACCCCATTTCACCAAGGCCAGTCCCTATTGATAATACACAGACTCTATTTGCGTTAGGTTTTAATATCTGTGCTAAATTCCTGCCAAATGTAGCTGGATTATTTGCATATACACCTCCATCAAGATATCTACCATCTAAATAAGTAGGGTCTAAAGGATTAGCACTTGTTATAACTCTTGATGGCAAATAGAAAGGGGCAGCTGACGTAGCTAAGGCCACCTCGCTAATTAACTCATTTTGACCTACGAATCCAGGTGTATTAACATTAGAACATAAAGTATACACACCTGATTTTATTGTATTATCGCCCCTTAAATCAGCTTTGTAAGTAGGTATCACCACATTCGTTTGCAAGGACTGCATTGTATTTGCACCAAATATTGATTGAACTTCACTGACCAATAAATTTGAACCATAAGCGGCGGCCGTTCCTTGAGTGGAATAAAAAGGCACTCCAGTAACCGAAAGAGATAATACCTTGTCAACAGTAGTTGCTCTATTTGAATCAACTCCGTTCGTACTAAATAATTGTTTTCCTTGCACGGTAAAAAAGGGATCAAGAGTATATGGATTTACTCCTGACGCTAGGTTAAGAGCTAATAGCCCTCCTATAGAAGTACCACAAATAACATCAAAATAAGGAGCTATGTTTGTAACACCCGCTCCAAGCCATTGATTAAGAAACTGCTGCAAGAATTTAAGAGACAAGTATCCTCTCTCTCCGCCGCCATCTATTTCTAATATTCGTAATGTATTCGGATCACTCATTAATTTCCCCAGTGTATATTATTTAATTTTGCTGTAAGCTGCGTATTTGATAACACTGGATTAGACTCAGGATCGGTATAATCCATAGGCAATCTTGGATTTAAAACAGGACGTGGGTCATCTTTTACTAGAGGTGGCCTTGTTTGCTCATTAGGAACATCTAAATATGGCTTTCCTACCATGAAACCAGTCCAAATAAGAGCATCACCTCTCCATTCCATTTGTTTAACTAAGTCCTTGTGATTGAAGGTAAAACCGCTTTCATCACAAACACCAAGAGCAGATGGATTATTCGGGTCTATAGTTACATACTTCCCTTTCCATTTATTTACCCAACTCATTTCTTCTCCTATTCAAGATAATAATTAGCATCGCCTGTAATACGTATAGGCACATTTTCAGAATCTTCTTTTGTAGCAATAGCAAATGCTTGCTCATATTCACCCTTTAACATTTCGACTAACTTAGGATTGAACTTTAAAGCTAACTGCCAGCTTAACCCCCAAACTAAAGCAGGATAGAATATAGAAGGAATCTCAAGAGCATTAGTATATAAACCAGCATCTTGCATCATTTTTTTATATGAATAAAAAAGACAGTTATATTGATTTGAAGGAGTAGGCCATAAATTAATAATAGGTTCAGAAGCCTGACGATCTAAATAATAAATAGTAGGACGGCCTTTTAAATATTTATTTGGGTAAGTATTATATTCATACTTGCTTACATCTGAAATCGCATAATCTAAGACATTATTGTTAAAATATATTTCTTGAATATCAAGAGTCTGGCCACCACCTTCTCTAATTCTATAAGACCTTGTATTAACAGGAGTAGGTACATCTGCCCATATAATAACCCCAGCAGTAAAAACTTGCGCAGGCACTGCAAACAAAGTAGTCCAATTAATGTTATCCACCGAACTATCCACATAAATTGTGTATAAAGTAGTGGTGTTCGATTGAATGCCAATAAAGTTGATTTGTTGAGTTGCGCCAACTCCATAATCATAGGAAATATTACCATCTACCCCTACTTGAATGCATGAAGTAGTTGGATCACCATCAAAAGCATTTATTGCTACACCTCCATCACTAGTACCAGCAGTACCATTAAGCTGACGTGTCGACGTTCTAAGGTTTGCTTGAATAACATCACTCACAGTGTTAGGTAAAAAATATTGTCTTTGACCAGTAACAAGGGGTAAATATGCTCCTTGTAATGTCCATAAATTAATAGATTTGCTCATCCAATCAAGAAGTAATAAATTAATACTTCTTTTGGCGGAATCTAGTTTTACTGGCTCTACAAAGTCCCCTAAAATTCCTATTCTTTCAAAGGCTTCTCTTATAAGAAGTTCAACTTGAATAGACTGAAAATTAAAAGTATTAGAGGTAGAAGGCATTGAAACATCTCTTTTAAATTATTATTAATGTCTAAAACCCTTTAATGTCTCAGCTAAATTTGCTCTTTTTCTAGTCAGGCGACTTTTAGAACAAGTCGCTTTTTCCAACTTTTCTTTAGGGATTTTTTTCCCCTCAGGAACTCCTAAAGTTTTATGGAGAGACCCCTTTTTATCAGGATTTATAGCGTCTTTAATCCAGTTTCCCGCCTTTTTTTTTGTCATTTTGCTCATGACTTCTCTTTTTGCTCTACTATGCATAATAACGCTCTCCTTAAATTTGTATAAATATTAATGTTATGCTCGTAGCCTCAGTACCAGCAGCACCAGTAAGCTCTATTAATAACGATCTATACAAAGGCATATATGAAGATAGAGTCGCTGCTACTGGGGTAGGAAATACAAAATTAGTAGGTGCGGAAACGGTTTTTACTGGAAACAAAAAATTGTTACCATCTACATTATCTTCATAAGTAAGATTATTAAATTCTAACTTGTCATGAGTACCATAAATGGTTGTCGATATTTCATTAAGAGCATTATCATTAGCCAAGCTGAAGCTATAATTCAAACTGCCCATATTAGGGTCGATGGTAATTAATCTAAAGAACCCATCTAGGCCGCTCCCAACACTAACAGCGGCTACGGCAATATCTACTGAGACAGATGTAACAACATCAAAAGATAGGTCTCCTGTGATTGTTACACCAGCGGTAGGACCAACTATAGCTTCTGTTACAATAACTCCATTTTGAGTACCAGTAACAGTAAATGTTGCCAGACTTAAGTCATTAGCGGAAGTTATAGAAACTGTCCGACTATATCCATTCGTTATAAAAGAAACTTCGCTCCCAGTTGAATCAACAAGCGTGCCGTTTAAAGCAAGATCACCACCCCCAGCTAACGTCTGGATTAATGATATAGCTGCGGTATCAACTGCGGGAAATGTGTATTTTAAGTATCTAGACATATATTATTCCTGTAAAAGTATAAATTCAAAAGTATCTGTAATAGGGTTAGCTGAACTGTTAACTTGTAATATAACAAAATTAATGATTAACAATGAATTAGCTATTTGCGAAGTGGTCTCATTAGTAAGTCCGAAAGCTGGAAATAACTTATCTGCCTGATTCAAAAAAGGAATAAAATTAGTGTTAATTTGATCTAGCGTTTGAAGCATTGAATAAGTAACCCCTGAGCCAGCTGGTAATAATACCGATGTTGAGTAATTAGTACTAAGTGAATTAGTACTGATCGCTATTAATGGTAAAAAACCCGCATCACCAGTACCAACTTGAATACCATTTACGGCTGTACTAGCTACTACTGATGTAATTGTATCGTAATATTTCGTCCCATAGACTGTGTTGTTGTTAGGACCACTCACCGTCTCAGATACATACGCTCCATTTTGCAGCCCAGTAACCACAAAATTTGTCAAACTTAAATTATTAACAGAAGTAAGCGATACAGATCTTATTACTTTATTGCTTATAAAAGAAATTTGATCGGGAATGCTAGAATCAAAGAGTGTTCCATTTAACAATAAAGGTCCAGCTACTCCGACATCCTGTAAAGCGGATACAGCCAACAAATCTTGTACTGACCATGTTAATTTTGTAAATATCGCCATTTGATCCCACTATATTAAAAGCTTTCAAATAAGCTTGGAATTATTTCATCCAAGCTTATTTGTGCTTAATTATTAAACCCCAGGTGAACCGAAAATCCCACGAGGATTAGACACACCAAAAGAATATCTTTCAGTAGCCTTAGCCATAACATTATCTGTTGGATAATCGACATAAGTATCGGTTTCAACGGCTGTTCTTTGGAAATGTTTCAATCCATCTTCTGCATCAGTAATAATAAACCAAGCATTAGGTGCTGTAAGGAACTGATTAATTTTATATCCATCAGGAATATAATCATTATGATATAAAGCGTTTATATCATTGTTCGCCACATCTACACGGAATGCAGAGTTTAGAAGTCTTGATGCTGCAAATTGCAACTCACGAGGTAATATTAGTTTTTTAGCCATTGTTTGAGACAAGATTCCGCTTTGCATTGGGAATTTTTGTATCTGAATAATAGCTTGTTCTACACCCGCTTCACTGAAATCAACTGTAGCACCACCAGCTAAGGAGTTTGAAAAAGTTCCTCCATCAATTGGATGAGTTGTTGAACATACTGATTGACCATCGCCAATAGGGTAGGCTGGATTAAAAGCATTGTTTAGCACGTTTGCGCCTAGAATATTCTTGGTTATACGTAGTGAATTTCTAAGTGAAACAGCTTGTTGAGGAAACTGGTTTTGATATAAGTTATCTTCAACTGCTTCTTTAGTGATCGTAAAGCTAAGACCCACACGTTTGTGAATATAGTTTGTTACCACTCTTTGCCCCATTGAATCAGTAGCAATAGGTGCTCCTTCTGCCTTAATATCAGCTGCGCCAAGATATTTCATCTCAACTTCGATTTCTTGATATTTATCAGATTGGTAAGTTTTAAATATCTCTGTCCATTGTTCAGGATATGTTGGATATTGCCCAAAAACTGCCTTTAAACCTGGGCGTAGTAACTGAGCGATTTGACCTGTATTAATCATAATATTTTCCTTTATTTATTCTATTGTTAAGCAGGTGTAATACCTAAATTACCTACACGTGATATATGGTTATTAATTGTTACACGCATATTTAAAAACGGTCTCACCGCTCCAGCTGCATCTAAAAATTCATTTGCTGGATCAGAAGTTAGTCCTATTGTTTTTAAAGGTAATGTTGCGGCCACACGATTTGTAGCAGTTGTGCCAACAATATTTAGATAAACCCCAGATTGACCAGTTCTAGTATCACCAGTAGCTGGGTTCTCAGGAACTAAATTTGCACCACCTGCGCCAAGTCCAAATGCGAAGTTTTGCGTAAAGAATGCATTTGTCGTAGCATCTGTACTAAATTTAGCATCATCTAAAACGTTAGTTGCAGTAGACACTTGAATATCGTAAACAACATCTGGATCATCAATAACAAATGCTTTAATCTTACTACCTGGTACTACGCTTGCATTAGCGGGCCAATAAGGAGATTTGATTAAATTATTTGTGCCAGTTACTGTAGATAGATATTCACATCCTACAAAAACACCTAATACAGGAGTAATTTCATTTACCACTGTTGCAGTATCAATAGGATAACGAGCAATAGTAGGTGCTCCTGCTAAAGTAGTTGCAGCTACTGGATTAAAAATTACTGGATCGCCAGTAAATATACTAGTTCCGTAAGTAGTGGTTCCAGCCGCATCTGCGTAAATAAAATATTCGTTAACTTTTTCTGTCCAACTTCCGCCACTGATGGAAGAAAGAGGGCGCAACCCAAAAGGTGCGTTAGTTCCGTATGCCATAAAAATCCTCTTATGATCTAATTATTAAAAAAATAAATTAAAATCTTTAAGGACAGACTTTTGAAACCAAATACGATTTTAAAGTTCGTAGAAACTATTAATGGAATATGATATTTAGGCGGAGATGTTTAGACCCGATTATGACGTTTTAATGTCTCGTATGACAAGTTACTTTGTATAAAAGTAGCAAAAATGCGATTTTAAGTTTCACAGAAACTGCGTAGTAGACAAAGTCTTTTTCTACTGATTTTTACATTATATCATACTTTTACATATTTTGTAAAACTTAAGCAGATAACATTATCATACCCGTTATCCCGTTAGGAACTGATTGTACTAATACTCCACTAGCATCAACAATTGCGATAGAAACTGAAGTAGTAGTTTTTAAAGTCCAAAACGCATGAGAGACAAATGGTGTAGGACCACCAGTGCTTCCTAATCCTAGCAATACCCCATAATTCGTAGAAGCAAGTGTTGTGCTAAAGTTGATAGTATACACACCGCCAGAGCCAGTGATCGTATCGACCTGCGATTGATCTTGTATATCAATTACATTACTAAGAGGCACTAGGGTATCCGTAAAAGTGAAATATACTCGAGGGGTAGATACACCAGATAAAGTACCAGTTGCATCGATTGAAAGACCATTAATAAACACCTCGCCAGTGCCAGTGGTAGTTATATTAATATCATTGTCAATGCTATTACTAATTGTATCACCGTTTAAACTAATACCTGCAGTAAGAGCGATTGAGGTAATATCGATAGCTGTATCTAAATTAATAACTGGGTTTGTAGCTACACCATCCCCATCACTAATATTAATATTAGTCCCACCTAGAACTTCTCTAGTAGTCCATGTTTGTGGGGCAGTTGAGGTTATAACTGAAAAACCTGTTGTATTAACATTATTTAGATTAAAAACAGAAGTAGGTAATTTAAAATCCATTATTCCACCAGGAGGAGATAGAGGACTGCCACTAATCTCTATTGAACTATCGCTGCTTTGAGCTGCCACTGAATTTATGCCAGTTGAGCCATCCGTAAGACGGATAGGATTCCAGCTTCCATTTGATGTCGAATTATTATTTAGATACAAATAATATATATCTCCAGGCAAAACATCTGCGATAAGCAATAGCCCATCATTTGCTAGTATTTGAAAAGGAAATAAGCCAATATTATTATATTGGATGTTTTGCCCAGGAGTTGCTAGAGTTGCATTTGGCAAAGTAATTGACCAGCCATTATCTCTTTGAATAAAGTTAGGGGAACTTATACCAACTGAAATAATGCCTGTACTCTGAACCCACTTACTATCGGAATTAATTGTACCATCCGTTACTTCTACAAAATCCCCCTTCTGCATTTCTGCGGGAGTATCATAATTAGTAGCACGAGTTAATACCCAATTAATAGAAACACCATCGCCAACTGTGGTTACTGTATATATTCCATTCGTATTACTTAGCGGACTTTGATTTTTCACAAGTATCCTTGATCCTAATCCTGGAGTTAAGCCATCAACAGCAAATATAGCAAATGCACCATTGTTAGTTAAAGTCGCCCCAACTCCCAAAGTTCCATTATTGTAAATAGCACCTAAATCACCAGTAGTCGCTCCATAACATGGTATCTGAATTTGCAATGTAGATACATTGTTGATATCAGCAACCACCTCTCCCCCTTGAAAGGAAAAAGGCCATGATAATATTATGTCGCCGTTTAAGTTAAGTGCTTGATATGAACTTTGTGCCATAAGTAATATTTATTTGAATTAAGAAAAGCTATTAATTGAGTTTAGAGGTCTTGCAAAACCGCCCATATCGTTAGATACCCCTTGTAATGACTTCAATTTGTTTTCATTATGGGCATTAAATCTAGCTGTTGCTCTTTTTGAATACTCAGCGGGGCGTTCCATTAAAAGGACATCTTTAAATACCGAAAACTTATCAGCATGAGGATTGCGTCCTAGTGGATCTATAAATGCCTTGTTCATTCTATCTGCGGGGACTGGAGTCCATCCTTGAGAAGTTAACACCTCTATTCTGTAATCGCTTTCCCCCCTGATATCTTTTCTAGCCCAGTGATAAACATACCCTTCTTTTTCTACGCCAGCTGGCAGAGATAAAGGATTGGCATAATCCAGGTCGTAAGTTTCTAACATTTCATGAGATCTTTTTTCAGCTTCTCTAGTAGTACGTGATGTAGTCATAATTATTTACCTTTTTTTAAATCTTCTAATTTATATCTAAGCCAATCCTTCTCTGTAATACCAGCGTTGGCACACATCCTTTTTTCATCAGCACTGAGTATTAACTGCCTTGAAGAAGGAGTCTTGCTACTAGGCGATGAGCTATAAGAGTTTCTAACGCTTCCAATATGAGCGGCTGACTCTAAATTTTTTGCATTTTTTTGAGCCTTGTTTTTGCTCCCAGCATGGATTCTATTGTTAACCTCCCCAATATATTTATCTATTTCTTCAAAATATTCTTCGGAAAAATAAGCATCTTGCTGGCCATTCTTAACTAAAGCCCCATCTAAATGCTTAATAAACTGAGAGACTTCACTCGCTAATTCAGGGTTATATTCACGAGAGTCTGGTTGTAGATAAGTATGATTATCAAGCCAATCCGTAGCTATTGCTTGTTCAATCTCGTCATGCGCTTCAGGAGCAGGTTCGTTATTAACTTGTGAAGAATTTTGAGATGATGAAGATTGCCATTTTTCAAGTTCATTAACATTATTTGCCGCTCTAGTTAATGCCATATCGGCTTCAATTAAAGCATCTATATCGCCTTCTTCTATTGCTCTTTTTTTATGCTCTTTAGCTTTTTCTAATTCAGAATAAGTAGTTTTACCATAGTGGTATGTACCTGAATCTAAAGACTCTGCCAGCATTTCCTTTAGCCTTGCATTTTCTTCTAAAGCAATTCTTTTTTCGGCTAATGCTTTATACCTACTTCTTTTTATTTTCCATATTTTGTCTAATTTTTGAGGCTCTTTTTTTGAGGCATCATCTTCTAAATCTTTGTCTTCTTCTCCTCTCTCGAGAGAAACTTCTCCTTCCGTAGACTCCCCAGCTTCTTCTTCTGGAAAATCTTCTTCTCCCTCTTGGGGGTCTTCTTCAGACTGAACTTCTTCATCTTCATTCTTTAATCTTTCTATTTCTTCTAAGGCCTGTTGTATTTCAACTAAACCGCTAGCGTCTTCTAAACTATTATCTAGATCAGCTGCAACGTCATTATTATTTGTCATTCATTTAATCCTTTTATTTAAACTGAAATTCTAGCAATCGATCTAGGATCATCTATTACTTTAAGGACAGCATCTTCATTAAGAGTTATCGTAGTAAGGCCGTTATATGAATAAGTAGTCCCGTGCGCTCTTGGGAACATAACCCAATCTCCTACTTTGCAATAAGGACCAGTTAACTTGTAACGATCATCCTTGTAAGCCCCTGTTGACAACTTGACCACCAAGCCTGTGAAATTAATAAGCTTGTTATCTTTATTTAATTGATCCACGGTGTTGTCAGCTAGAAATATCGAGCCAACCTTTGATATTTTCTGTGGTACATATACTCTAATTACTACCTGCCAACCTTTAGGGTTATCCCCTTGATATTTGGCTACTTCTTCCTCTAAGTTGTAATTCTCGAAGTCTATACCTGTATCGTCTTCCATAATTTTTTGTATAGATTTACTCATCATTTCTCCTTTTAAATGTATCGTTGCATATATCAATAGCATCTTGTAAGCCTTTGATTTGGCCTACTAGAAACCTGTAAGAAGCAAAATCTAGAACCTTACCTTGTGCCACGTAATTCACTATTTGTTGTTTTGCTTCTTTTAATTGTTCGGTTAATCTACCGTGCATCATTTAGAGAATGTCTTTCAAAGATTTCTTTTTAAATGATTTTGGTAGACCTTGGGATGTTGCTTCCCCGTGTCTAATCTTAGCCACACCGCCCATAGCAAACTTTTGAGCAGTGTTCTTTTGGACAGAACCACCTTCTTTGTAAGCTCTCATCTTGCTTTTATCAGCGCATGACTTTGACTTATAAACGTCCTCTGCTTTACCTGGATGATTGAGTAACTTTTCAGCCTTCTCTCTCATAGAGTCTTTTTTGCCTTGGTAACCAGCTTTCATATTTTTAGTAAATTCCATAGTTTTAAACTCCTTGTTTAGTTAATTCAGTTTGTGATTTTAGTTGGGCTATATCTTCAGATGACTCAATTTTAGCTTTCTCTTTTTCGAAATCTAATTGAGTTTTAAAGCTTTCTGATTCTGTTTTTTGAGTTGATATATCCTCGTTAGATTCAATCTTGGCTTTTTCTTTTTCGAAATCTAGTTGTGCCTTAAAGATATCTGTTTCTGTTTTTTGAGTTGCCATTCTTTCTCTGGCTTCTATTTCAGCTCGTTTTTGCTCAATATCCGCTAATATCAACTGGTTAGGGTCGATTGGCTCTTGTTGTTCAGGTTTATTAGCCTGTACATCTTCTAAAGATCCTGCAATAGACAGGGCAATAGTATTTTGAACTTGTGGATCAACTATTTGTTCAAGCGGCGGTAGCTCCATACCAAGTAACTGCTGCATTTCCATTAAATATGCAAAGGCATCATGCTCTTTAATATGCGCCATAATGCTTGGTTGAAACTCAGGGTGAGATTCAGCAAACATTGCATGAACTAATTTATGAGCTGCGTGATCTTGCCAGATAGCCGCTTTTAAAGGCTTATCATTCATAGCGTTTAAGTTTTCGCTAACAGGATCTAATGGCAATATTTCTTCTTCTTGAGGTGGTTCTGGGATTAAGATTTTATCTATCTCTTGTGAAGCCATCCCTTGCGCCTCGTAGTTCAATTTCAACACTTCTCTTAGATTATGAAGTTCAGGTGCTTGTAGAGCTGTTCTTAAAATTGAATCAGCCTTCATCATTCTTTGAGGAGCGGAGTTTATTGATGGATCAGAAATTGGAATGATTACTACTTCTTCAGCAAAATCATTTCCAGTAATAGATCTTTGTTGGTTTTCAGTGCTAAACTCTTGTGTATCGAGAGTATTTCTAAAAATCTTATCTATTAGCTGTAATTCCCTAGTAAAGGAAACATGTATTGAACGTAAAACTGCTGATTGAATACGATTATTTGTCTCTAAAAGTGCAAGGGTAGTCCCAGTCGGGATATCTTCTTTTGATTGAAGCATGCCCATTTCACTAGTAGAGGCTAGCTCTTTGCATTGATTGACTATTTCTAATCTAAGTTCACGAAGTGCGCCAGATGGTTCAGAATAAGGAAGGGGCATAAAAGCTTCGGCTAGTGGAATGCCACCTGTATCTACTTCTACGAATTGCCCTGGTCCTATAACTAAATCGTTATTTTGTTGCTTAAATCCTTTCGCTCTAAGGCCACCAGGAAGGTTTTTAAATGAACCTGCATCTACTAACTGACGTAATACTGTCGTTAAAGTAATAGCATTTGAACCAATAAGATGAGCAAGCCCTATCCCATAAATACCGAATCCAGGTAAGTAGTTATATTGAACAAAATACTCTTCTCTTTCCTTCTCAGCATCTTCTTCTTTCCAGTTTTTCCTAATCGAAAGTATCTCTTTAGAAATCTTATCGATTGTTACTATATATGGCAATGGTACGGTATTTTCCGTCTTAGAATCATCGCCATCTTCTGTAAAATCTTGTAAATTAAGATATGTATGAACTTCATATATTGGGAATAAAGAGCGTTTGTTATATACGCTAATATCAACATCGTCTTTCTTCTTAGTAGGATTTAATTCATCCTCATCGGTATTTTCTAGAGTTTTTAAATAAGGTAATTCAACATCTCGATAAATATCGTTTTGTTGATTTAGAATAATCTCCCTTTTAGAAAGGTGCAAAATATGAGTTAGACGATTCGATTCAAGAATAGAAGTGCAATCAGCATCAATTACAAAATCCTCTGGCATAATAAAGCGACTCAAAGGTCTCTTTAATAGCTTGTCGTAGTATACTTTTTTAAAGCCACTACCATAAAAACCTAAATAAAGTAGAAATCTTTCAAAATCGGAATAATAAGACTCATCTTGAACGGTTAAATAGTAATTCAACCAATCTCTAGTTAGCTCACCTTTTCTTTCTATTTCTTCATCGCTATTCCCATTAATCTTAAAGCCTGCTGGACCTGATTGAGGCAGCAATTCTGCTCTAGTAGTTGCATAGAAACGGATTAAAGCCGTTGAAAGAGTTGTATCAAAAGTTCTAGTTGCTTGACTAAATGGGGTATTCTTTAAATCTTCTAAAGAAAAGCCAAGATATTGCTTTGCTTTTTCAACTGATGCAAGCCAATCTTGCCTAGCCTCGATATCCTTTTCAATAGACTCAAGTAAAAAACTAGATAATCTCTTTCTAGCCTCTTCAGAAAACTTAATAGCTAAATTAGCGTAGAAGGAGCTTTCTTTGTCCTCCTTTGCTGGAGGAGGGCCAACTTCATATACGCTAGAGCCATCTTCTAGCTCTTCAATCTTTCTGATATCATCATCGGACGTTTTCATATATAAATGAATAACCTCATGTTTTTATTGGGCGAACCCCAGCGAATATTTTTAGCCGATCAAAACTTCAATATTCGCTGGTACACATATACAGCATCTCGTACACTGCAAGTACTTATATACTATACATCTAAATATAATAAAGAGATTATATCACATGTTTGAAATTATTGATAAATTCGTTAAAAAACTGTCAAAGCTAGAGAACTACTGCGTTTTAAGGCAGGAGAAAGAGCATATTATCGTAGGCACTAAAATAATTATTAGTGAGCATAAAGAGTTTTTGGGTAATGTTTTCCAACCACGATCACAAAATGTTGACAAAGAGCTACCTGTTTTCTTTCTTGTAACAATTGCAAAGAAGCCTTTAGATATAGATAAAATATTCATCAAGCATAAATTGCCGATTTTGAGCATCAATAACAAAAAGGGAATTTCCACTGTAGAAGGTGTTGAGGATTTGTTAGAAGAATTTGTAATGAATGAATTTAAGTATTAAAAGGCCATGTCTATTTTGGGTCACAGAGGTTACGTTGACATTTGAAAGAATAATTGTTATACTAAAGGATATAAATTATGTTTGTTTCTAGAATTAAGAACCCAAAATTTTTCATCGAACTGCGGGTTATTAATTCACTCGTAAGTTGTGTACTTTCTATTAAAAGGGTCTCATTATTGAGGCTCTTTTTTTATATGTACTGCCCTAGCCCAATCAAATAATTTATAAATATGCTAGAGCTTCTTGATTAATTTGAAAAATCAATTAAAATTAGAACTGAAAACTTTCAGTTGTTTTCGTCTGTATAATCTAACGTCCTTGTAAGTTGGTAGATTAACAAAAGTGTTTATTGTATTGAAGAGCCTTCGTACCCAGTGCGACGGCTCTTTATAAAAAAGTCCTATGAAAAAAGAAGATAAAATATTTACAGCAGAAGAATTGCTAAAGGTAGCTATATTAGCCGAAGTTTTAACCAGCGATAAAGTAGCTAAGCATTTTATGATAACTCCCGAACGCTTCTGTAGGTTAAAAAAATCACAACCAGAGTTAGCGATATCTTATAATAAAGGGGCTAACATCAGAAGGCAAGAAGGGATAAAACTACCTCCTAAGCCTGTTACCCCTAAGCTCATAACAATTACAGAGCGGACATTAAACGCATCTTGGGAATTACAAAGTAATACAAACTCCTTAGATAACTTTCAAAAACAATTCAAAGAAAATAAAGAAAGAGAACTTAGAAAGGAGTTTGCTGAGTTGTACTTTGTTTAGAATTGGCAAAACCATGCTAAGACATTGGCAAAAACCCGTGGCCAGTTACTGTGGGGTATTAAATGAGTTGGTTTAACAATCTCACTAAGCTACGGCCAATAGCGTATGCTAAATTAACAGGAACAGCATTTCCAATTTGTTTATACTGATTTCCTAACGAGCCTTTAAACTCCCAAGTATCCATGAACGTTTGAATACGAGCGTATTCTCTAACTGTGAGCGGACGGTTCTCTTCGGGGTGGCATCTTTCTGTTTGTTTTTGAGCTGGAGAACATGTTAAAGTTAAACTTGGCTCATCCCAAGAAAGGCGTCTTGCCATTCCAGTTTTTCCACCACCTAAGAAGTAACTTTGTTGCATATACTCTTTTTGTAAATCGTCAGGTAAGTTTCTCCAATACCCCCCTTGAGGAACATGAGACAATAGTTCCGCCTTTCGAGCGGGATATTTTTGCCCTTCTGACACAGGCACATCTTTATCATATAAAAAACCCTTCTTAAGACCATCTTTTAAAATCATTATTCTATAATAGGGTGATGGCCAAGAAAATGTGGCCTTATTAACTAAATCATTACGAATTCCTATAATAATTAGACGCTCTCTTTTTTGAGGGACTTGATAGAAGATAGCCTTTAATATACGTGGCTCTATTAATGTATATCCTAAATCAGAAAGAACTGTTTTGATTGTTTCTAGTGTTCTACCATGATCGTGAGAGGCAAGCCCCTTTACATTCTCAGCCATAAATATCTTGGGTGAACACTCCTTTAAAGCCCGCCCGAATTCAAAGAATAGTGTTCCTCGTGTATCTTCAAAGCCAAGTTTATTTCCTGCATAGGAAAAGGCTTGACATGGGAAGCCTCCTGAAAGAAGGTCAATTTTATTTTTATACTGCTTGAAATCTATTTGTGAAATATCACCTTCTACTACATTCCAATCGGGACGGTTGTGTTTTAAGGTGTGACAAGCGTAATGATCTATATCGTTTAACATTTGTGCTTTAAACCCTGCTTTTTCCAATCCAAGTGCTAATCCACCAGCACCCGCAAAAAGCTCTAAACAAGTAAATTCTTTTAGAGGTTTCGTCTGAATTTCATCATCCCATTTGCTATTCAACATCTCTTGAGCCTGCTTGAACAAAACAAGATGACTTTTATCGTAAAATCTGTTTCCTGTATCAACATCAATATTTGGAATTAAAGTCTTATTCTTCTCCCATTTGTAAATTATCGATTTACTAACTGATAAAATATCTGCTAATTGTTCAGATGAATATCTAGCATTTACTGGCATTAGTATACCCGCACTTCCCTAACAGAAGGCGGAATAGATCTTTCATCTTTCGGATTAGATACAAAATGTCCGCTTTTTAGTTTTAGAAAGGCTTGTGCCATTGTATCAACTAGATCCCTCGAATCCGCATTAGGAAAACAAGAGACTGATTCTAAAAACTCGTCTGCATATGGTAATAGCGCATCATATTGCGGTTCTCTTGCGGGTAACCATATTCTACCTCCTTCAATCAAAGGAGTAATCAAACGTACCCTACTTATTTTGTCCCCATATTTATTAGGCACAAAAGGTATTGCTCTAATCCCAGCTGCTGCTAAATCTTGAATCAAAGGGTCGCCTGAGGCCTTTGCTTCAATAAGACACATGTCTACATTTCGCCCTTTAAACCTAGGCTCTCTTTCCTTTCCTGTATCTCTATAATCGAAATATAAACGTTTAGTTATCTCTCTAAGCTCTGGATATTCTACCCTTCCTCTCCACATAGATAACAAAATAATATTCTCTATATGATTTTCATCGTAGAACACGCCCCAAGTAGTACAAGCTGAATAAGCTGACATTTCATTGGCGGTCAAAGCTGTATCCCAACTTTGTAACACAAAGCTAATTTGAGGAGGGGTAGAGTTCTTCCACCATCTAAACCATGACTTCTTAATTATACCGCCTTCTGATGGTGAAGGTCGTTGTTGATACTGCCCTGCATAACCATAGCTACCTAGTGTATTCTTGGCTTCTGCAATTTCTTTATTACCAATACGCTGAGGCCACAATAACTCTCCCTCTTTGGTGCGCCAATCTTCCCATATTTTACCGTTAGTAGATGGTAATACTACGGTCTTAGATTTTCTACTTAGCTCAAACTCCATAGGGAGAATTAGTTTAACCCAGTTGTTCTCAACATCATTATTTATTATGAAACCAGAGATATCTCCTTCATGTGTTCTTTGTTGGACAACAATCATGCAATCGTTTCTCTTGTCATTTAATCTAGTAGACCAAATCTGACTCCACCATTCTAAGCGACGATTTCTGTCTGTTTCCGATTGAGCATCTTTAATGTTATTGCCGTCATCGCATATTAAAATTGATCCGCCTTCTCCTGTGGCCGCACTCTTAGAAGAGGTAGCTATACGGTAACCCTTATAAGTATTGTCAAATCGACCCTTTGTATTCTGGTCCTTCAATAATGAATAATAAGTACTCCAGTTTTTTTGATACCACGGAGATTGAATAAGAGTACGACAATATCTTGAATCACGATTAGCTAATTGCAGCGCATAACTAGAGCATAGAAATCTTTCAGAAGGATTGCGCAACCAAACCCATGCTGGAAATGCTACTGAAATCAATGTTGATTTAGAAAAACGAGGCGGAAGGTTTATAAGCAGTCTTTTAATTTTGCGATTAGCTACAAGTTCTAAATGCTCGCAGATAATTTGTATGTGTTTACCACCTATGAATTCTTTCGCACCTTCTATATGAGGCCACGCTTGCTTAAAAAATTCATAGAGTGAAATCTGTGCTAGTAATGTGTTTTTTTTATATTCTAGCACAGAATCAGGCGTATCAAGTTCAATACAAGGTGATGTTGTTTTTTGACTCATTCGCTAGTATATTTTAAAGATCAAAACGTGCAGCTATAGAGAAATGATGCCCCTTATACTTACTATTCATCAAATCCTTCTGCTTAACTTTGTTTAGGTTTTTCCAACTATACATGAATTCAAGGTTTGTTAGAGGATTAATATTTATGCTAGTGCCTAACATCAACGAATAAGCTAATTTAGTTGTTGCTTTGTTGGTATGATTCTCAGTTAGCAATGGAAATACATAGTTTTGGTTGCCCATTATAGAACTCCCCGAAAAAGAATGGCTTACTTTTTCTTTTATTCTTACCGCTCCAATTCCTGTACCTGCAAAGATTTTAAACGATCTCCTTTCTATAAGATCAACAAACCCATTAAGCATTAAAGATGCACCCTCAGCCGTACGTTTAATCGACTTAGTTCCTGTAGTTATACCATTTGGCTCATTACACTCAAAGCTAGCTGATTGTTTGCTAAAATTAAATTTCATAGCTTCGTATATTAAGTCCACTCTAGCTTTATTGTTAATATAATAACCAAAACCTAAGCCTATTACAGGAGCAAAGCTTGATTCATGGCTTAAATGAAAATTTAACTCTGGGTCAGCCATATGAATATCAGAGAGTTTACTAACTGAGCTAATCATTTTAATATAAAAGTCGCTTTTCTTTGGCTCTTCATACGGAACAAGAGAAAAGACTTGAGCAAAAGCAGTAGAAGTGCATACAACTAATATACTAAGTAGAAGTATTAATTTGTTTTTTAACATCACAATAACCTATATATATAAATATAAAGAGATATTTTAACATACTTTTAAGTAAAATCTACTTCTTCCCCTAAAAGTGAAATCTCCTCGGGTGTCTCATTGATTTCAGCTATAATTACCCAACTACCAAGATGCTCTTTAACAAGATGTTCATGTTCCGCCTTCTCTTTATCTAGTTGCTCTCTTTCTGTTTGTAGCTTCTGCTGTATACTCACTTTTGCGGATAGTATTCCATTTTTTATCTGCATAAGCATTTCTTCACTTTCTTTTAGAGCTTCTTGCTCTGCCTTTAAATTAAGTTTTTCCAAGACAAGCCTTTCTTGCTCTACTCTTAAAGTAGCTTGCTCTTGCTCTACTCTTAAAGTAGCTTGCTCTTGCTCTACTCTTAAAGTAGCTTGCTCTTGCTCTACTCTTAAAGTAGCTTGCTCTTGCTCTGCTCTTAAAGTAGCTTGCTCTTGCTCTACTCTTAAAGTAGCTTGCTCTTGCTCTACTCTTAAAGTAGCTTGCTCTTGCTCTACTCTTAAAGTAGCTTGCTCTTGCTCTGCTCTTAAAGTAGCTTGCTCTTGCTCTGCTCTTAAAGTAGCTTGCTCTTGCTCTGCTCTTAAAGTAGCTTGCTCTTGCTCTGCCTTTAAATTAAGTTTTTCCAAGACAAGCCTTTCTTGCTCTACTCTTAAAGTAGCTTGCTCTTGTATGATTCTCTCTTGTCTCGACTGATCTTGCGCTATTCTTTCCTTAGCAACGGCCTCCTGCTTAAGTTTAAAAACTTCATTTTTGTTTATAGCACTTTGCGTAGCTTTAATAACCTCCCTCTTTTCCATGTGAGAAAATACTTTATCTAGATGATGCGTTAAAAATAGTTTGCTCATTTGAAACCCCGTCTGATTTAATTGTTCATTAATTTTACCATAGTTTTTTTATATATAACAAATTTTATTCAATGGAACTTTGAGTTGAAGAATATACATGCTAGGTTTTAAGCATCGGTGTTTATCGCATCGTTAACAAGTTCTAGTTATGCTAGGGGTCTTCTATTATAAGTACCTCAGGTATGAAATATAGTTGATGTTGGTTAACGACACGATAAACCCCTAGTACCAACTCAATGAACGATAACTCAATGAACGATAACTCAATGAACGATAACTCAATGAACGACTGGATTCAGAGCACAGACAAAGCATTAGTGACAATTAGTCGTAACTTTTTGATAGATGCTCTCAAATATATAGAATTGAATAGATATACTGACCAATTCATATCCCATAACTTAAAAGAAAGGTGGGATATAAAAGCAATTAAAGACTGGCTTTAAATAGGGGCAGGGGATAATTAAGCCGATGTGCAAATTCACATATCGCTATTTTTGCTCATTATTAGAATATCAATAGTATTTTTAGTTATCAGTGGTATAATACAACCTTATACAACTAATAAACAGGTGTGTCATGGGTGCTAGCGTTAAGATATCAGACTATATAGTAGAAGAAGCTAAAACAGTTTCAAAGGCATTAAATCGTTCAGTGGCTGGACAGATAGAGTATTGGGCTAAGTTAGGTAAGTTATCAGAAGAGAACCCTGATTTAAACCATGTGTTCATTAAGGATATATTATTAGCAAAAGAAGAAGTGGCTAACGACAAACTAGAAGACTTTGTCGCATGAAAGTAGTACAAACGCCTACTTTTAAAAGAAAATACAAAAAGTTGAATTCTACCCAACGACAAATTGTACGTGAAGCAATTAGCAAAATATCACTTAAGCCAACAATTGGTATTTTAAAGACAGGTGATTTATCTGGCGTACGTGTATACAAATTCAAAATGCTGAATCAAGAAATCTTATTAGCCTATGACGTATCGAATAAATTGATATTGTTAGCATTGGGTGGTCATGAAAATTTTTACCGTGATTTAAAAAGATAATCTTTGATATATCCAAGTTTAAATTTTAGAACTTGACCAACGCAAAATAGTGAGATAGTTTTACTTCAGAGACCGCAAAAAATATTAATCTTAGTTTCTAATATTTATATTTTACCTTTCCCAAAAGTGCGGTCTCTAAATCCCCAAAAAATTAAAAACTAAGAAAAACCCTTAAGAGAATTCCGTGCAAAAAAAGTTACATAACCTACATTATGGAAATTGTTGCTAATTTACAACGTATTTTATCGGGAGTTATTAAGAAGATTAACTATTATTAATATCATCATTTCTACGGAATGTAAGTTCATCTATATTTCTTTTTTTTCCATTTTTATCAGTCCAGTATAGGTTGTCCCATACAAAAAACATTTTCTTAGCGGCTTCATCGTCCTCTTCACTCATCTATTCCTCTTTATTACTACTGATATATTCATTAATAACTTTTAATTTACCCTTGAGATTAGGATATTGGAAGGAGTATCCAAAATCATCTTCAGTAAGCACTTTCTTCCTAATCTCAATAACTTTATCAACCATTTCATTATGTTCTTTAAAATCTTCCATAAACTTAACAATGTTCAGTTGATAAGTTAAATCTAAATCCTCAATATATTCTGGATATAGCTCCTCTTCTTCATAAAGAAAATCATATTCATGAGCAATCATCTCTATTGTTAAGTCATGATTATGTCCAATATGCCTATCTATAAAACCGATAATCTTTAAAATATTTATTTCTTGTATATATCGTCCACTTTTAACATCGATTTCACTTGATTTCATTTTACACTTTTTACAAAGCACTACATAATTATCGATAAATCCCATCTATTCCTCTCTTTATCCTCGTCATAATCCACAGCTAGCAAGTCGTTATATTCCTTGGCCATTTCCTCTATATTCTCACTATGAACTCCATTCTTAAGCCAAGCACCTAGCAGATGAGCTATAGAATCTCTTTCATGTAGATTCCCACGCATCTTCAGTGCACGCAAATCTATGGGCTTATCCTCTTCGAACTGTAAATTTGCCAGCTCCACACGTGCTCTTAATTCTTCGGTCGTTAGTGTTCCTGATGTTTTACTCATGATTTTTCTCCTTGTTGTTTTTTCTGATCTAAAAGTCTTCTATACACCTCATCAGCATCTCTATATAACTTGCATTTTCGGTATATTGGAAGATTTTTCTGCAATAGAGTCCAAAAGTTTTTATCGCTCTCACTAAGTCTATTAAATTGGTCTTCACTCATCTATTCTTCTCCATTTCTATGTAAAAAATTAGCCATAGCCATTGCCATAGCCATAGCCATTGCCATAGCCATTGCCCTCGCCATCGCCAGAGCCAGAGCCATTGCCATAGCTAGAGCCAGAGCCAGAGCCAGAGCCAGAGCCAGAGCCATCGCCATTGCCATAGCCAGAGCCAGAGCCATTGCCCTCGCCATCGCCATAGCCATAGCCCTTGCCCTCGCCATCGCCAGAGCCAGAGCCATAGCCATTGCCCTCGCCAGAGCCAGAGCCATAGCCATAGCCAGAGCCAGAGCCAGAGCCATCGCCAGAGCCAGAGCCATCGCCAGAGCCATAGCCATAGCCATCGCCAGAGCCAGAGCCATCGCCATCGCCATAGCCAGAGCCCTCGTTCATAATATTTACTTTCTCCATACAGGGACTCCTTTTATACTTTGCATAGCTTCATGAGATACTTTTAATATCTCGATCACGCCACTTAATAATACTTGAGATACTTCTTGCGGGAATTTGCATTCAGCTGGATTAGTTGTGCCCTCTTCTGCTAATTGCGAAAGAGACGCCGCCCCCTTCCAATACCAGATACGGCGAGCATTGCTTAACTCAACTTCCGTACCCTCTTTTTTTATAAGAGTACCAGCAAAAACCCCCGCTGAATAGGTACGTACTATTACGTATTGGTTGATTAACACAGAATTGATTGACGTCATAATTTTTCTCCTTTGATTGTTGTTATTATAATATACACAAATTAAACCCCTAATGCTCCCCGATATAACTCTATCAAACTATCTTCTTCAGCTAATGCATCTTTGTCCTTCTTTCTCAACTTGAGAACATGCTTGATAATCTTAACATCATATCCCATAGACTTGGCCTCATTATAAGCGTCAGTCAGTAGCTCCGAAGTCTCCACCTTCTCACGTTCTATATTTTCTATTTTCGTTACTATTTGCAGTAAGTCAGCACTATTAATTGTTGTCATTTTTTTACCTACTTATATTTCTCTTTATTCTTCTCGAGCATTTCCACTGCATCATTTATCATCTTATCTGGATTCTCTGCATACCCTCTATCCTAATAATTCTTTTCATACAATTGCAATACATCACTTAGCTTTTCCATTGTCTGTTCTCGTGTATATCCCAGATCCTTTTCCAATCTCGTCAGCAAAGACCAACCTTCTTTTTTAAGTTTATCCGATTGTTGTTTTTCCGAATTATTTGTGATCAAAGTATGAATTGTTTTTTGAAGCAATTTAATTTCTTCATCTGAAGTATTATTTAGGTTTACTTTCTCTACAAAAAGAGCTGCTTCTCTTTCGTGATCCCAATTATCCTCGTCATAATCCACAGCTAGCAAGTCGTTATATTCCTTGGCCATTTCCTCTATATTCTCACTATGAACTCCATTCTTAAGCCAAACACCTAGCAGATGAGCTATAGAATCTCTTTCATGTAGATTCCCACGCATCTTCAGTGCACGCAAATCTATGGGCTTATCCTCTTCGAACTGCAAATTTGCCAGCTCCACACGTGCTCTTAATTCTTTGGTCGTTAGTGTTCCTGATGTTTTACTCATGATTTTTCTCCTTGTTGTTTTATTTATTTGCCGTTTCTTAAATCTTCTAAAAACTGTTCATTTGAGTAAGGTAAATCCGCATCGTAATCTACGGCTAGCAAAGCATCAATCTCCTTGCTTATTTCTACTAGCATCTCATAACTAAAGTCGTCCTTCTCTCTCATATCTATCACAATACTAGTTAATTCTTTTCTTCTTGCCAGATCTATCCACATTTTTGCCGAATGCATGTCTATAGGCACACCCGCTTTTATCCGTTCCATTATTTCTGGTGGGGACTGCTTCACACGCTCTGCTAATTGTTCGTCCGTTAGTATTCCTAAGCTACCCATGATTTATCTCCTTTATTTGTTATTTAATTTCCATGTCTGCAAAGAAGTTTTTATGGACATACACGCAAAAACCCCCTTGTTTTCCTGCTCTTTATTTAGCCACGTGTTTTACTATACAATCCAAAAGGATTTCAGTTACCGTGCTATCAC